ACCGATGTCTGTGTGCTTTCTTTCATCTTTAACGCTTTAAGAGCTGATTTATAGCTTTCTAAAGCAGATAAACGACCATCGGCAGCAGCGTAGTCATCAATAAGATCGACAATGTATTGAATCTCATCATTAGGATTTATCATTTATTTTCTCGCAAATTTTTGTAAAAAAATCAATTAACGAATCTGGTGTATATTCACGTTGATATTGTGTGCATCTAACTGTTCCAGGCACATTGCCACATATAGATCGTTTTGGTGTTTCTGTACGTTTTTGAGGTAAAGTTGGTAATTCTGATTGATCTATGCCGCATATATATAATTTTGTCATTTTATGAGCTACATGACCAAAATCATATTGATCTATTTCAATTGTAAATCCACCAAAATTATCAGAAAATTCTTCTTTTAAAGGTAATTTAGCAAGTTTCCATAATCTACTACTTGCAGGATGTTCAAGTATTCCACCATTTAATCTTACTTGCGCTAAAGCAAAATAAGCTAATTGTTTTTCGTCAGGTCTGGGATTAGCCATGTGACTTAATATGCCCCAAGCACGACAATGTGGATGAGCTATTACAGGATATGAATCACAATATGTTCTAGCATCACGATCAATATCATAAACATCAAATCCTGATAATTCTTTATAACGGCTATCATTTCTAGCAAATAAAACGGCAATCATTGTGCCTCGATCCATAAACCTAGATTAGCTAACGCATAAGCTAAAAAAGTAATTCCCATGCCATATTGATTCTTTAAAAAAAAAGAAATACCAATATAAACGTAAATCAATCCCACTAATATTATTAAATAATTACTCATTGTTTCCCCTTTTGAGTATGTTGAACTGCTTAATCATTTCCTGTTCTAATTCTGTTCTTGCAATCTTACCTCTTTTTTCTTCAACTAAATCTAAATATTTTCTTCTTTGTTGTAAATTTGTTTTTAGTGTTGTTGTTGCTTCACATATCCTTCGCCAATCCTCAGAGTAATTATCTATTCGGCTAGGGTTTGTAGATGTTGAAGGCAAAATAGTCCTATCCGAGTAAGACTATTATTCGTCTGAGGGATGCTTTAGTCTCAGTCAAAATAGATAAATGGTTGTTGTGCTTGTTCAGGTCTAGTATTACCAAGTCTACCACGATATTCCACCAATTAAGGTCTAGGACAGTTCCCAATCTCTAATGCTATCTATCACACTAGGTGGGGGCTTTCGCCATGCGCTTCTGAAAGGTGTTGATTTGCCTATAGTAAGGTTAATCAACGGTTCGCATTTACTGATTCAACTCTATAGAGATCAGGCTATGTCAAGCCATATTCAACTGGGCTAGTTAGGTTGGCAATTTGACGACCATATAGGTCATTACCAGCCCATGTGAATAGAGCCTGATTATCAAAGTGCCAACCCTGACAATTACATCTTAAACTACTTTATTATTTTCTGCAAGTTCAGGCCACACAAAAAAATACGTTTTAGGAAATAAATCTTTTCTTGTGACCAATCCATGAGATTCTTTTTCTAACAATGCAGCTAAAAACAATAATTGTCCATGTGGAATACCCCTTGATCGCCATTGTGTTACTGCTGGGGGAGCTACATTACATAATTTTGACACCCTTTTTGTGCCACCTAACAACTCAATAATTTGGTTGTCTGAAAAATGTACTTTCATCAATTAACTTTCGTTGTTATATTTTTATTTATTCTACACTATCTTAAAAAATACTTGCAACAAATCTTAATTTAGTTTAGTATTCTTAATAAGCACTTTTGCTTACATAAAGGGGAAATTTATGACACAAGACACAATAGATACATTTAATATTGATGACGATATGCAAGAAATGAGAATGATGCAAGAAGAACGTCAAATGCGTTTGCTTGAAGCATTAGAACACATGGAATTAAGCACATTGTCTGAAGAAGATAAACAAGTGATTTGGTTTGAGTGTGGTATGCCACGTTCTGCATTTGTTCAATACATGGGGCATTAATATGAACTCATCTGAAAATATTAATGAATTAGCTACAGCTCTTGCTTTAGTGCAAAGCCAATTAGGTCACGCTAAAAAAGATTCCAAGAATCCATTTTTTAAATCTAGTTACGCTGATCTTGAATCCGTATGGGATGCTTGCAGATCGCTGTTATCTAGCAATGGTTTGTCAGTAATGCAGTTTCCTGGCAATTATATTGATGGCGAAATGTCTTTGACTACTATTCTTGCCCACTCATCTGGTCAATATATTGAGCAAACAATGTCTTTTCCTGTTTCTAAAAACGATCCACAGGGATGTATGGCTTGTTTAACGTATATGAGAAGGGGAGCTTTAGCTGCTGTAATCGGGATTGTTCAAGCTGACGATGATGGCAATGAAGCATCAGAAAAAAGCAAATCACCATCTATTACACCGCAACAGATTGCGTCTATAACCGCTTTAATTGAGCAAACAGGATCAGATGTAGAGAAGCTATGCGCTTACTTTAAAAAGCCCTCTATATCACTGTTTGACCGTATGCAAGCTATGAACGCTATTTCTATGTTAGAAAAAAAATTAGGAACTGAAAATGTCAATCAATAAAGTTATTTTAGTAGGTCATGTCGGGAAAGAACCAGAAACCAAAGCATTGCAATCTGGCGAATCATTAACCAACTTTAGTTTAGCGACTAGCGAAAAGTACAAAGATAAACCATCGGGGCAGTTTAGAGAAACGACTGAATGGCACAACATTACTTGTTTTGGTAAGTTGTCAGAAGTAGCTAGTTTGTACGTTAAAAAAGGTAGTCAGGTTTACATTGAAGGCAAGATTAAAACAAATAAATATACCGATAAAAATGGTGTTGAAAAGTTTGCTACAAATATTGTTGTAAGTGTGTTGCAGTTGTTGGGTAGTAAGGAAGTAAAAGAGCCGCCAAAAGATCGTGGAGAGATCAGTAATCATGCTTCGCAGTCTTTAGGTGAATTAGATAGTGATATACCATTTTAGGTGATTTATGGATTTTATGATTCGTGAATATGCTAAAAATTGTTCTGACACATATATCGAGCCTTATGGTGTCGATGAAGAACGCACCGTATACCAGTTTGACCAAGTGGGCTTAGCTCGTTTTGTTAATCAGGTAGCGCAACGTGCTGTCGATTTGTCAGAAGTTTTTACATATCAATAGATAACCAATTTATTAAAAATTCATGCACTTGCATGAAAGGTGTATTATTCACTTCAAAATCATAAAGGGGAAAAATATGATTGTTACACAAGAAAGTAATTCAGCACATTGGTACACAAAAGATGGCCAGCCTAGCTATACGCGCGTTGGTAAAAACGGAAATGTACGCACGACAGATTTGCGTGATGCTAAAAAAGAAGGTTTGCTTCCATCTGTAACTACAATTATTGGATGCCTAGCAAAGCCTGGATTAGAACGCTGGAAACAAGAACAAGTCTTACTTGCTGGCCTTACCTTACCACGCAATGATAACGAGCCAGAGGCCGATTGGTTGACACGAGTAATACAAGATTCACGATCCACAGGTTTAGATGCCATGGTTCGTGGTACTAATATGCACAACATATTGGAATCATATTTTAACCAAGAGTTTATGCCTGAGTATCCTGATTATGTCAGACGCACAGAAAAAAAATTAAGAGATCATTTTGGCGATCATTTTTGGAAACCAGAGCAATCGTTTGCACATCCATTAGGTTTTGCAGGTAAAGTCGATTTACACTCGGAAGAAGGCATAGTGGTTGATTTTAAGACGAAATTATCCCTTGAAAACGCAGCCGTCTATACAGAACATATTTTACAACTAGTTGCTTATGCACATGGGTTAAATATGCCAAGAGCTAGATGTGCAATTGCATTTGTGTCCGATGATGATACGCAAATCCACGAAATAAATGAAAATGATTTACAACATCATTGGAAAATGTTTCAATGTTTAGTAACGTATTTTAAATTAAAGAATAACCTCAGTCTGGGGGAGTGAGCTTTACCCCCTTTTAGCTCCTTCACAACTCTCCCAGACTACCTTTATGTCGCATTTTTGCAAAACTACTAGGGATAAACCCTAATTATGCAAATATTTGTTGATAAATTAACAAAACTTAATTATTCTGTAATTGTAGTACTTAACAACACATTTAAAGGGGAATTAAATGCAAACATTTATTGAAGCAGTAATAGGAGTTTTAGTAGTTGCAGGGCCAGCTATGATTATGTGGATTATTCAAAGGGGATGGTAATGTTAAATTATGACGCTTGGTTGACTACCGATACAACAGTCTATGCAGATGAAGATTTGGTTCGTGAACGCAAACAGGAATTGCTATATAACAATTCAAATTACAGCAATTGTTTGTTTGAAAACTTTTGTGAAGATTTAAATAATGCAACGATTGAAGAAGCTAGATCAATCGAAGAATATTTAGAAACAAAAGATTTTGAGAAACTAGGTCGGTTTTTGTATTGTATGTCGTATGAAAGACGTGAGAAATTAGCTGAAGAACGTGCCACAGAGGAATTTTTTAATGGAAAACTTTG